AAACCCAAGAAGAAGGAAGTGCAACTATGACCATGCAAGATATGACGTTCATCAAGCAGATTGCCGAGGGCGGCTCCTTTGACCCCGTCCAGGCCATTCGTGCCCTGGCCCGCGCCGCCGCCGCCAATGCCCCGGCCAAAGAGGCCCCGGCCGCCGTGATGGATGCCGAGCAGGCGCCCGCCAAGAAGCGACCGGCCAAAGACACCACGGCCCAGGAGTAACCGCACATGAGCATGAGACTCGCACGCCTGCGCGACGAAGTACGCCACGAGATCGGGCAACTCGAAACCAAATCCACCATCGACGACGCAGCCATCGACCACGCGCTGGCGCAGAGTCTCATGCTCCTTGCAAGCCACTACCCAAGCGCCAGGGAAGTTCTGACCATCGCAGCGGCCGGCAGCACGCAGGACCTGCGCGCACTTGCGCTCACCATGATCCGGCTGGAATCCATCCAATACCCATATAACCCCGACAACCTCCGTATGCTCTCCTATCCCCACATGATTGTCGACGCCCACACCGTCGTCTTCTACGACTTTGTGCCGCAGGTGGGCGAAGAACTGCTCGCCGTCTTCAAAGAGCGCCACACCCTGGCCGGTCTGTTCAGGGATGAAGCCGACACGCTGCCGGAAACCGACGAGTACGAGCACCCGCTCATCCTGGCCGCCGTCGGGCATCTGCTGGCGCTCGAAGCCACCCGCCTCACCATCAGCCCCTTCGGCGAGCTCAGGGACCGCCAGGACAAAGCTGCACAGGCCGCCAGCCGCCCGCTGCGCTCCCTTGCCGACGACATGACCAGCCAGGCCATCGACGAAGCCATCGCCCTGGGCGCAGCCGCCCGGAATCCGGCATGGAGCAGCATCGGCTTATGAACAGCGTCCTCGTCGCCGCGCCGGCAGCCGAACCCTACACCCTTGCCGAGGCCAAAGCCCTGGTGCGCACCACAATCAACAACGTAGATCACGATGCGATGCTGACCCGCCTCATCAGGACGTCGCGCATGATGGTGGAAGACCAGACCGGCCGCACCATCGGCTCGCAGCAGTGGCAGTACAGCCAGGCATACTGGCCCAAAGCCAGGTATCTCACGCTCCACGTTTGCCCGCTCATCTGCGTGCAGTCCGTCACCTATGTCACGACCGACGGAACGCAAACCCTGAACGCCAACACTTACACCGTGCAGGCCAGGCAGGACACCTACGGGCGAGTCGTCCTGAACACAGGGCAGAACTGGCCCACCGCGGTGCTGCTGCACCCCGGCCTCACCGTCGCCTACACCTGCGGCCACACGCCTGTGCCGGAACAACTCAAAGAGGCAATCGGGGCGCTCATTGTCTACTGGTACGACAATCCGGAAGCGGCCATCGCCAGCACCGCCTATAAGGCAGAGGCGGGCGTCCTGCCGCTGCGCTACCAGGAACTCATTGCGCCATTCAAATTGTGGGGACGTCGATAACATGCAACTCATTGCCGGCAGGACCAAGATCGGAACCTATCACGAAATCGCAGCATCCACTCACGGCATTGCCCTGGTCGCCGGTGTCAGCCTGGCGCCCAACGGCATGCAGCCCGACCAGCGCCTGACCGTGGACGACATGGTGCGGCAGTTCGGCGCCTTCCACGAAGAGACGTCCGCTGTCTACTGGACATCCGAGGCCGCTGAGTGCCGCGTCACCTTCGACGGCTCCGACCCCACCGCCAGCAACGGGCACATCATCCCGGCGGGCGCATCAGGCACATGGTCCGTCGCAATGGCCGCAGCCGCGAGGTTCATCCGCACGACCGCCACATCTGCCATCATCCACGCCAGCCAGTTGCGATAGGCAAGCATGAGCACACGCACGCGCGCCCAGGCAGGCAACTACAATCGCCAGGTCGCCGTCCTGCAAGAGATCGTGACGCAGGACAGTTTCGGCCAGGAGCACCGCGCCTGGTCCGTGTCATTTCAAATCTACGCCGCCAAAGAACCGGAATATCGACCCACCGATGTCTTTGTTGAAACCAGCGCCGCCCACCACTACGAGCAGAAAATCTGGTTTCGCACCCGCAAGGATCATCCGTTCAATCAGACAACCATGCGGCTGCGCGATGAAGAGGGGGACTATGAAATCCTAGCAATCGAAGACCCAAGCGGGCACAACAAAGAAGTGCGGATGCTCTGCCGCAAAGTGAAACCATGACCGTCGAAGAGGCCATCTTTGCCAGATTGACAGCCACCGGCAGCGCCACCCTGCCGCTCGTAGACAAACGCATCTATCCAGCCTACGTGCCAGACACGGCCGTACTGCCTTGCATCATGTACGAAAGGAAACCGGATCAGAATCAGAGTCGAGAAAACATCGACGGCACCGTAGACCACATGCGCGCTGTCTACAAGCTCAACTGCTACGCCGCGCAGGAGGCATTCGCCGCTGCCCAGGCCGCAGCCGATGCGGTGACGGCAGACCTGCGCAACTATCGGGCAGCGCTGACCGGACTCACGATTCACACCATCTGGCACAACAAGACCTATACCGACTATGACGGCATCAACAAGCGTCAACGTGTTACGGTGGAACTGGAAATCTGGTACACTTAACCCACCACAACACCCCCATCGCCTCGTCACGCCCCCGCATCAGCCTGCCCTTCCAGGCAAGGAGAACAACAAACCATGACCGCTCCTCTCTCCCTCACCGCCACCATGAAGCTGGCAAAGCAAGCCAGCAAAGGCACACCGGCGACTGCTGACTTCATCTGCGGCCGCTTCGTCCAGTCCTCGCTCCAGTCCGTGATGCAGTACATCGAGGCACAGGGCGAGCACCACTGCGGCGTCAACGTGCGTGCCACGCTGCGCAAGACACTCAGTCGCGTCGGCGGCTACGTCGTGCCCTTCGGTGCGCAGGGCTTTCTCTATCCCGACCTGGTGGGCATGATCGCCCTGGGGCTGGGCTTTAGCATCAACAGCACGGCTGCGCTGAAGAATGAAATCCAGACCGTCACCATCACCGGCGCCCCAACCGGCGGAACCTTCACCCTGACATCAACCGACACCACGTCCGACATCCCCTTCGATGCAACCGCCCTGCAAGTGCAATCCGCACTCGAAGGCATTGCGGCGATCGGTGAGGGCAACGTCATCGTTACCGGCGCCGCTGGCGGCCCCTACACGGTCACGTTCACCGGCGCCCTGGCCGGAACCAATGTTGCCACGATGACAGAAGACCACGCAGCCCTCACAGGCGGCACGACGCCTGGCGTCACCGTGGCATCGGTGCAGAATGGCGCAGCCGGCGTCGTAGGAAGCGGGCATATCGCCACCATTGCCGACCGCGATGATGCCGCGTGGCTCACCGCCATCCACAGCTACGGGGAAGGCGCAGAAAAGTTCGAGCTGCGCGCCACCGACGCCCGCATCGAGCAGTTGGTCATCGAAGCCAACACCCGCGGCGTCATGGCCACCTTCGCCGGCCTCGGCATCAAGGAGGACGCGGCCACCGGCAGCGAAACCGGTTCGCTGGAAAACGAAGCCATGATCCTGCCCTCGAAGGGCGCCTGCACCATCAACATCGAAGGCCAGCCATTCACCACCTCGCTGCGCGGGCTGCGCTTTCTGGTGTCGAACCCCACCGACAAGAACGAGCAGAACCTCTTTGCGCTGGAGCGCTCCGACTTGCCCTCCACCGGCATCGAGTGCGGCTTCTCGGCCCAGGGGCTGGACCTCAGCCGCGATGTCTACAAGCGGCTCAACTGGGGCGGCCTCAGCGGCGTCGGCCCGGTCACTGACGCCGTGTCCGGCGACATCACCTTCCGCTTCGAGAGCGCAGAACTCATCCCAACCGACAACGTACCGTGGCAGCTTGAAGTGACCATCCCCCGCTGCGAATTCCGCATGGGCAACTTCCAGGCGCGCGGCCGCGACCTGATCCGCTTCGACCTGGCCGGGCTGATGATCGACGACGAGAACTCGTTCGCCAACCCCATCACGATGCGGCTAGTCAACACCGTCGGATCCTACTGAGGATAACCATGCCGGATCTGCAACCGTCCGTTCTGAACATCTATCCTGGAAAAGCTCGCTTCCCGGCTGGCGCGCGGCGTCATCGGTGGCGACGGTGACCAACGCTAAGGGGGCCAGAATGACGCTGCCGGGCTGCGAGCATCCAAATGTCTGCCAACTGCTCATCGGGTGGTACGTGCTCGCCGGCGCCGCCCTGGCAGCAGCAGCCGCCATCTTCATCGCCACCATCATCGAGATATGGCGACACCGACCATGAAACGCAGGCCAGGCATTCGCAAGCATCCAACCTGGCACAGAGTCAGAGACAACACAAGGAGCCGTATGCAAAGCACCATCACCTATCTCTACGACGCCGACGACGACACTCCCTTCGAAGCAATGCGCCTCGTTGCGCAGACGCTGAAGATCAAGGGCGTGGGCGACCACGCGCGCATGGCGCAGGAGGCCGTCAACCAGTGGCGCCACGAATGCGGCCTGGATGCCGCGGTCCCTGAGCCTGTCGAAGGGCAGACGCCGGCCAAAGAAGCCACGCCTGCCAAAGAGCCGACC